CGTAAAATTATGTGCTAATTTTACAATAGTATCTGCCAAAGACACTTCACCGTGGTGATACGACGTTTTTTCAGAAACGTACGCGGCTAATTGCGCAACCTTCATTTCGGACGTAAGATTCTTTGTGAAACACGCGTATAACACTTTCCGTTGAGACGGTTTTAAACCATCTGAAACGTGTGCAATAGACCTTTTCAAATCAGCAAGACTGAAATTAACAAGATCCTTATGAATAAAGTCGGAAATACCGAGACGCTCAACGTTTCCATACGGTACTTCGAGTTCGGACGCCTTCTTTTCTGTACTTTCAAGTAACCATGTTTTACGTAAATCTGATTTCGTCTTATCAAATGCAAGAATTATAGACTCGTCCATTGAATCATCCGTGTCGAATTGAACGGTAAGGTCTTTAATCTTCTTGAAATATTCGCGTGCTTCCGCAGACGTGGATGTACCGAGACCCTTATAATATTTAATTTTCCACCCAGATTTACCAGTACCATACCATTGTCTGAACGTTGAATCCGTATAAAACGATTTAGTTTCTGAACCTTTTGTCGCTTTTATAATAGGTGTGACCATACTCACAACAAAATTAAGTTTGAGTAAACTCGGCCAGAAATAGTGGATCATGTTAAGAATGAGACCTTTGATATGACTTCCATCGTTATCTGCATCGGTCATGATCATAAGTCGCCCGTATCTGAGTTCGGAGAGTGATGTATACACTTTCCCTTGTTGAAGTCCCAAAATCTTTTTAAGGTCGTTAAACTCCTTGTTTTCTGTAAGTTGTTTTACACTCGCGTCACGTACATTCTTACATTTACCCCGAAGTGGGAAAACACCGTAATGATCGCGCCCAACAACCGAAAGACCCGCAATTGCAAGTGTTTTTGCAGAATCACCTTCAGTAACAATAAGAGTACACTTACCAGAGTGTGTAGTACCGGCCTTATTTGCATCGTCGAGTTTTGGAATACCCGTTATTTTTGATTTACGAGACCCATCCGTTTTTTTCAATTCTTTCATTTCACGAAACTTTGATAATGCCATGAGTTCCGATTGAATACCCGTTTTTAGAATATTCTTTATAAACGTTTTTGGTGGTTCAAATTTACTCCCGAAATCCTGTGGCTTGAGTGTACACTCCGATTTAACCTGACTACTAAAACTCGGATTGACAAGTGTTGCTTTTACAAAAACAAAAAACGCATTCTTAACCTGTTGGGGTCGAAGTTTTATCTTCTTCGCCATATCTTCGATAATACCGTTTGCGAGTATTCCGGAAACGTGGTCAACGTGTGAACCACCTTTTGTGGTACATATACCATTCACAAATGATACGTGTTCAAAACCATCATCTGAAGGTGCGATACACACTGACCATCTATCACTCGTAAATGTACATATTTCATCTGATTTCGTGTACATTTTTGCGTACGTATTGAATGTTGCTTTAGGTAATGCGTCACCTTGAAATTTCACTTTACAATTTTGTGACGTACAAATATTCGCATCATATACCCGCTTTTCAAATATTTTGTATATAGAATCATCCATTTTTGACATACCAAACCGTTTCCAATCGGGGACGAAAGTAATAGAAACGCTCGATGTAGCACTCGAATACTTTTTTATTTTGGGTGTACCACACGTTCTCATATTATCTGACCATTCTTGTGTATATATACACTTGTTTTCACCATCTTTAATTTTTATAGAAAACATCGATGAATAAACATTTGTAAGTTTTGCACCGTATCCATTACGTCCACCCACGAGACGTTTTTGTGTATCGTCATAATTTGTACTCGTGAGTAAATGACCAAACGTCAACTCCGGATTCCATAAACCTTCCTTTTCGTGCATTTTAACCGCGATACCACCCAGAGGTCCATTATTTTCAATTGTTATTTGACCAGATGTTTTATCGATGGAAACATTGAGCGACGTTACGTTTTTTGGGTACATGGAGTTTCGGTCGATCGCGTTTACTAAAATTTCATCAAATATTTTTAAAAGGGCTGGTGAATACATTACCGTTTTCTTTTCAAATGAACCGTTTTCATATACCCAATAAGGTTCCGCTACACGTGAAACGGGTCCAACGTATGAATCTGGACGCTTTAAAATATGTTCCACGTGTGTGAGTTTTTGAATACTTTCACCCATTTTATGTTATATAAAGTCGTTTATTTAAGTATCTTTTTAGTCCTTCGAACCAGTATACTAATTCATCTTTTGTTTTTGACTTGGGTTTCGAATATATATTTTTTATACGACCACACTCGCGGTCACGTAACGTTGTGATTCCAACTTTATACGAATTTATATAACATGCATAACAGACACGTTTTACATCTGTACCAAAAAATTTTAGGTACATATCATTATTGATAGTAAAAATAGGTCGCATTTTTCTATATTCTCGAACAAGTATACGTTCTTCTGTCGTTTTTGTGTGTACACATGGCTCTAAAGGGCATTCACATAAATAACACTCTTTTGTCCACTTAAGATTCATTTAAAAGTAAAAGGTTTTATCTTTTAAGTTTTATAAAGAACTATCAACCTAAGTTATTTTATTTTTAGTAGAAATTAAGATGTCGCAATACTTTCTACCGACCGTGATTCAGACGAATTTTAGTGATACTAAAAATGTACTCACTAAAAAACATCAATCAAATATTCAGACTTATGACGACTGTTTACGTGTATCTAAAACTTTAAAAACGAGTAAAAAAACACCAGAGGAAATGGCGAGAATTCTCGATAAAATGAGAAAAAAGAAACTTGAATGTAAAAAAACAAAACCGATACAGGTTTTGGATTCTGTTCCTAAACAGGACGTTTCTGAATCCCGTAATATATGTAAAGCATTTACATTATCGGGAAAAAAGTGTACATTCAAAGTTGTCTGTGGTGATTATTGCAAAAAACATAGAATAGACGATAATCAAGTGTTAGGAACGAGGCCAAAAATAAATATTTCCTTATTATAAAAAAATGTTAGATCAAGAAACACTCAGACCTGTCATAATAGCCATGGCACTTTATCTTGCAATTTCAAAAATCGTACCAGAACTTCTTAAGAAACCAACCAATATTAAATTTATCGATGATATCGTCGCCATGCTCATTGCCCAGAGAGGCTCACTCATGTCCGGTGCCATCCTGACCGGTGTTATCACTTTCCTTACCAATTACATTGGTGATGAATTCTTGTAATACATTTTCTTTACACGTCAACATGTGAGTCCTCGGATGTTCCATGTACCTTATTTTTTTGGTATATGCATCTTCCATAAACTCACGTAATTGATTTTCATTTGGTTTTCCCCATTCCATACCCGCCTTAAATAGAAAATCATCTTTTACCAAATACTGAAGACCACACTCAATTAAGTATGGTGTTTTTATGTATTCGGGTGCACCCCCATAATTCGTTATAATGACGGGTTTATTTCTCAGAGCGGCTTCGACTGCTCCCATGCCTACACCTTCTGAAGACGAAAAACTTACGTAACAATCACCCATTCCATGTATTTTTTCCATATCTTCATCTGATACGAGCCCGTTTATAAAGGTAACATTAGGTATTCGCGCTTCGACGGGTTGTTTACACGTTGCTTTTACCAATAAACGTGAATCTGGTTTATTCATACGTACGAATGTTTCTATGATTTTATTAAAATTTTTACGTGGGTCGTGAACATTACCTATATGGTAAAACGTATACGGTCTCTTATCGGGTATATGTGCATGTATAACGAAAAAATCTTTATCAGGAAACTGTTTCTTAAAAACTTTTCTACAGAATTCGCTCGGTACAGCAATTCTATCGAATAAGTCAAAAAGTTTACCATAATCTTCGTGTACTGTTTCTGTTTCACATACGGTCATACACGTCACGTGTTTAATTTTTCTTTTTATTTCTGGTATTTTATCTAACCAGTGTGGTACAGGTAAAGCAAATATAAACGCTCTTTCACATTCTGGAATTTCTTCGTGTATTTCTAAGTATTTACTTCTAGGAAAAATGTCCATATATTTTTTACAGTGTTGACCTATACCACTCAGGGGAGTTGGACCAATGAATAACATTTAGTATAAAGATAATATTTCTTTTATATATATTACGCGATGGACTCTATCAGAAAACAAATTGAAGACGCACTTCAAAGATCAAAAATTCAAAAAGAAACCGTTTATGGTATTCTTAGACAAATAGTTGATGCAATCGAACCACCAGCTCCAGCTCCAGCTCCAGCTCCAGCTCCAGCTCCAGCGCCACCAGCTCCAGCTCCAGCGCCACCAGCTCCAGCGCCACCAGCTCCAGCTCCAGCGCCACCAGCTCCAGCGCCAGCACCAGAAACACCAAAGAAGAAAGTTGTTAAACGTGTCGTTAAAAAGAAGGTTGTGGAATCGAAGGAGTAAATTTATTTTTTACAAATACAAACCCACCTATTACCATTGTTATGAACAGTATTAAGTAACGTAAAGGGTACTTTTTCTTTTTTTCTATTTCCATTTTTTCGATATCCTCCTTATCTGGAAGTTTTTTAACGTTTACGTTAAGATCATCTATCTTCCCGATAAGTTTATGTAACGCCTCGAGAATTTGAACTTCGCGGTTTACAGGTTTTTCCTTAACATCTATAGTTGTAACTTCGAGAACCATGTACCATTCTGCATCCGGTTGTAATGTAACATAATCCGTATCTTCTTGAAATTCATATAACTTAAAATGAAGTTTTTGTATAGATATCGGGTTAAATAAGTTTGTTTGTCTTGGGAATGCTTTCCATTGTTTATCCCTTAATATAGTATGTGCACCATGATTAAAATGTCTTTCGAGTGGTACGCGTGCTAAAATTTGTCCGTTACGTTCATCAAGTATTTGAGCACGTTTAGGTATATCTTCACATGTTATATCAATGTACTTTGCCACACTACTCACGTGAGTATCAGAGTTCGGGTTTGACTGTCCAATTTGTGTCACGTAAAAATCGACTGGTTTTAGACCACATACTTGCGTCATATCTTCCAAGTGTAAATTTGATTCAAGTGTAAGATCTATACTGAACGTATTATTCGAACCATTTACATATTTCGAATCTATAATTATATATTGAACCTTTTTAGGTAACTCCTGGAGTGAAACCATCTTGTATTTAGTATATAAAAAAATAAATATAAATAATAGCAGTAATGTTTTCGTTTTATTCGAGTGTGTGTAATTTATTATCACCTCGACCAAAACCCGAACCTCCATCTATAAAAATGTGTGAAAATGACTATATCATATCTAAAAATGAAGCGAATGAAATAATCATTTTAGAGGTTCCTAAGAAACCTAAGTTTACATACTTCTAATGAAATGTATAAAAAAATGAAATGGACGATTACATTGCCTTACACACGTACGACTATAAACTCTCGTTTTGTCAAGCGACAAACGAGCTCCCGGGTGACATGCAAAGACTCGTATGGGAAAAACTTAACGCGTACGAATCACGTGATCTCGTGTGTCCGGGAGCCCCTCAACGAGCCTCCGGAAATCCACGATTCTCAAAAGAGAGACTCGAAACTCTGGTTAACCGATGGAGAGAAAAGTGGGGCGAACCTACTCCGTGAAAGTATGAATACACTTGCACGCGAACAAATGTGTTTAAATGATTACGAGCGTAGTGAATATGATTCATATTCACTCGTACTTTATAAACTTCTACTTGAGGATCTTACGTATCAAAAGCGTGAACTACAATATTCTACAATCTTTGGTGATAAATGGAGGAAATCGCCTACAAATAAAATAGATTTAACCAATATTCAAATTAGTATACACGAAGTTGAACATAGGTGTAATAATTTTAAAATAAAAGAACGAAAGTTTAAGAAAAAGTATTTTCAAGATGAAAACTATATTATTAAAGGTATAGATATAGAGTAAATAAATTGTAATGTTGAGTATAATAAATCCGTACACAAAAACCATTAGAATATCGTGTCCCACTAAACGTAAAGAAGGTATATCGGAATACGAACAAGTCAAGGCTAAAATCAAAAAGACAACTTTACAATACGGTGTCGCT